ATGATCTGCTTCTATATATTATCATTTCTTTGTTGGGGGTTGCGGTCTTATGTCTGTTTATGAAGCGGTTTTAAATCTTGTTGGTGATATCCCTGTTGGTTTTGAAATTATCGCTTGGGTTTTCTCCGCTATTGTCCTTATCTATCTTATTTGTTCTGCTTTTTCTATCATTGGTTCTGTTATCAATTATATAGCAGGGAAGTGATACTTTGGATGCTTTTTTAATAGGTTTAGAATCTTCATGGACCTTTTTGGTTGAAGTTTTATCTAAGGTTTTCCAGACTTATACCACTGTCCCTATTTTTGTGGCTGTCTTTGCCCTTTGGGTTTTAGATAGATTGTTTCATATTTTTGATCTGTTAAAAGGGTAGAAAGGAGGTTTAAAAGTGTCTGCTTTACTTACTGAATTGGGTTTAGTTGTAACTCAGGTTTTTACTTGGGTTGGTACTGTTGCTACTACAATTACTAGTACTCCGCTTTTATTGCTGACTACTGGTTTTCTAGTGCTTGGTGGTGCCGTTGGTATTTTTGGCCGTCTATTGTCTAGAGGATAAAAGGAAGGAGGTATTAAGGAATGGAAGGTGCTGCTATTACTATGTCTACTCTTTTAGGTGATCTTTCAACTGTTGTTACTTCTGTATTCGGTTGGGTTGTTACTGTTGCTGAAACTATTACTGAGACCCCTTTGCTCTTGCTTTGCACTGGTTTTCTAGTGCTCGGCGGGGCTGTCGGTATCTTTGGCCGTCTGCTTTCCCGCGGCTAAGATGGAAGGGGGGCGCTTCAGCTTTAGCAAGCGCCCCCCTTTCCCATGTATGAGGTGTTTTTATGAGTGATTTTTTAATAGCTCTTTTAGATTTATGTTTGTTCCCTTTTCAAAATACTTCTAATTTAATTATCTTTATCCCAACTGCTTGTGTGACAATCTTTTTCCTTTTTGCTGTTATTTCTCGTTTGGTACGAGGTGATTATAGATGAAGGCTTTTTTCCTTTTTTTAACTTCTGTTCTTGCTTTCATGACTATTTATCATTTTTTAACTCGTAAATATCTTAACCCTTATAAACTTATTATGATTTTTGGTAAAAAGGGAAGTGGTAAGTCTACTTTGCTTATTAAATTAGCCCTTGAATATATGAAAAAAGGTATTCCTGTTTTTTCTACCGAAAAAATTCCCGGTTGTTTCTTGATATCTCCGTCCGATATCGGATATACCGAATTTCCTTCTAATTCCGTTATTCTGATAGATGAGGTAGGTATGATTTGGGATAATCGTGGTTTTAAGAATTTCGATACAAAAGTACGGGATTGGTTTAAGCTCCAAAGACATCGTAAAATCCGTGTTTATTTATTTTCTCAAACTTTTGATATAGATAAAAAAATTCGTGATTTAACTGATGAAATGTATCTTGTGGAAAAAAAGTTTAGGGTGTTTAGCTATGCAAAACGTATTATCAAACGCACTGTACTTAATAAATCGTCTGCGGAGGCTCCTTCTAAGATCGATGAAGATTTGGTCTTCGATTCTTTACTTTTGTTTTGGTGTGGGAGTAGGCGTTTTACTTTCATCCCCAAATATGCAGGCTTATTTGATAGCTTTATTGCAAAGAAGCTAAAAGAAAGGGAGTTTGAACAAGTCCCGTTGAGTTGCCCAATAAAAGAACGCCGTAAATGGTTTAAGAGAAAAAATGTCAATCAATAAATGCTGGATGTGTTGTTGTTCTTCTTGTTCTAATTATCGTTGTTACAGAATGTTCTATAAAGGTGCAAAGCTAAATCATTGCTTAAATTGTATGCGTGAAAATACGCCTCCGATAACGTCTTGTGATTTCTTCATACCAGATTGGCGTAAAAAGTTTTATAAGATTGTATGTAGGAAAAAGCGACGTGATGAGTTGATAACTCGTTTAGATCGGATAGAGGAGCTTCTAAGGGCCTTGACAAATGATAGGTGACATGTTACCATTAATTTACATCCAATTAAACAAAATCAGAATTTTGTAGACGCATTTGTAAGTAATTGGAATCAAAATATGATAAATTTGCAACAAAAAAAAGAGAGGTTTTAAACCTCTCTTTTTTTATGTATTTAGATTTTGGGTAGAGGGAGTATAACGGCTTCGCTGCACTTGTCGGCCCATGCTGCAACTCTGTTAAGGGTATCTCTGGTAATGGCGTGTTCTTCTATCAGATTATCTAGTTTGTTTTCTACAGTGTCTAAACGCTCATGTATTGCTTTAAACTGAGTACCTATTTGGGATTCCATAGAATCCATGCGGGCGTTCATTTTTTGCAGTTCTTGTAAAATTAAGGTTTCGTTGTTCATCTCATCACCTCAAAACTAGTATACGGGTTAATTTTTTGCCTGTCAACGGCTTTTTCTTTTGTCTACCCCCGTAAAAGGGCAGTAGCGACGCGCTGACAGCCTCAACCTATCCCGGTTTTGCGGAGTGAATACGGAGCAAAAGCCGGTGACCGATAAGCTTATTATCTCGGCCAATCAAGCCCTTTAGGTAGCCCGAGGATATAGTCTGCACTGACATGATAAAATAGGCATAAGGTTTTAAGATGCTCTATTGGTAAGGGGTGTTTTCCTTTTTCATACCTATAATAGTATTGTTTAGTTGTGTTTAGTATTTTTGCGATTTCTTCTTGTGTTAAATCTTTGTCAATTCTTAATTCTTTTAATCTTTCATTGTAATTCATAGCTAAATTCACCATCTTTATTTTGTTGGTTTTGCTTATTTTATCAAAAACCATATTTTATTACTTGACAGTAATCATATATGATTATATTATTGTCTCATGGTAGTCATATATGATTATTACAAGTAAAAAAGGAGGAAGAAAAGGAATGGAAGTAGTAGGATACAGAGCAATTAATTTTAGAGGTTCAGATGGGAATATGGTTGATGGTGTGACAATCTATTGTACTTATCCCTTGGATAAGGGTGAAGGAATCGGTACAGAACGGTTTTTCTTTTCCCGGCAAAAACTTGATAAAAGTGATTATCGCCCTAGTGTTGGTGATGATATTGATGTTACGTTTAATCGGTATGGTAAGCCCGATATGATCATCTGCAAATAGGGTGATCAAAATTTTAACTGGCCAATGGGCTGTTAGGGATACTTGATATAGCAACAAATTGGTGTCACCTAAAAAATGGTAATAGGGGAGTGGCGTGTTTTGGGATTCGATAGCGCTAAGAATGCGTTTTATTCTTCCTTGGGCGTCGCTCCCCTTGTTAGTTCTGTTTGTGGCTTAAATCTTTGTAGTGCAGATTTCAAGTCAAATGCCCGTGTAAAGGTCTATCGCGATTGCCGGTTGTTGCAAGTCTGTAATGATAATATCTTTGTAGATGGCAAAATTGAGGCTATAGACCGTAAAAGCGTCCGCAGATATGAGGTTCCCCCTAGGGGGCAAGCTGCTGACCCTGAACGTAGTTTAGAGGAATCTCAGCGTCGTGCTGTGTCAGCCGTCCGGGATATTACCCGGTGTAACCGTTTTGAGTATATGTTTACATGGACGCTGAACGATAAGTTAATTAATCGCTATAATCCGGATGAAGTGTATAAGAGGGTATCGTATTTCTTGCGTAATGCCAGCCGGCGTAAAGGATTCCGTTATGTGGTTATTCCAGAGTACCATAAATTAAGGCATGGGGAAGATTCCCCCGGTATACATTTCCATGGCCTTTGTAATTTGGGTAGCGTTCAAATCAAACGAGCGTTGTATAAAGATGGTTCCTTTCGTGTAGATAAGTCTGGTCGTTCTGTTTTCAATATGGTGGATTGGAAATTTGGATGGTCAACATGTGTACCAATCGATGAAAATTATAATCGTGCTTGTAGTTACATAGTCAAATACATTACAAAATCTAAAAATAAGATTTTTGGTAAATGGTATTTGTCTAGTCGAGATTTGCAAAAACGCCCTGATATTCTGTTTATTGAGCCTGTTGATTTTTATCAATTTAGAGATACTCAAAAAATTGCATCTGGTTTTCAGTATGAAACGAGGGTATTTAAAGATATAACGATTGTTAGCGAGGAGTTTTAGGAATGCAATATATTTTAAGGGATGAAGATGAAATATTTTTATATACTTCGGATGAATCTTTAGCGTGTGCGTATTTTGAGTTATATATGGCTTTGGATTGTAGTGTTGAATTGTTTGTTATCTCTGATGAAGATTAAAGGATAGGGTAGGGGAGTGGTTGCTGTGAAAAAGTATATTATATGTGTTTTTATTTTTATTAGTCTTTTCACTGTGTCCGCTTCTGCTGCCGTTGTATATTCTGGCGTTGGTCAAGACTATTTTTCTGGTTTAGATATTGGTCAATTTAATGGAAAAGTAATTGTTTGGGGAAGAACTACTTCTAGTGGTACATTATCTGGTTCTTCTAATTCTTTTTCTTTAGATAGTGGTAACGGTGATATTTTATTTAGTGTTTCAGGTAAACCATATGTTGACTATGTAGATATGTCTTTTGTAAATTCAAATTACTTTTTTGAATCTGGTCGTACTTATGTATTGTACTTTGAAATTCCTATAGATTCTGGCCAAACAAATAGAATTTTTCCTGCTTTGTTTAACCGTTCGACGAATCGATCATTATCGTTAAAGGGTTATGATTTATTAGATAAATTGATTACTATTCAGGATTACAGTAGTTCTGTTTCATCTGTTTATAATTACAGTAATCGTACTATGCGATTTAATTTAAGTTTTACTCCAACTGTTGATATAGCTGGTGATATATTTTTAAGATTAAGCTTTTCTTCTCCTGTGGGATTAGATTCGTTAGGCTGGTCTTATGATTCGCATCAATATATTTTAAAAAATCCTGTTATTCGCCGTTCATCCGGGTCAAATTCAGTAGATGTATATATTAATCAGGCTGCGTCTGAGATTGTAAATGCAGTGAATGATTTAAATCTTAATTTTTCTGCAATGGGTAATGCTTTACAGGACATTCTTTCATATATGACTGGTGATCAAGAAGCTATTTTAAATTCCACATATGATGAGCTTTATGCAATTCATTATTTGCTTAGTAATAATATGATTCCGGCAATTGTAAATGGTTTTGCTTCTCTGGAAGGCGCTGTGAAGCTTGGTTTTGCTGATACGGCTCTTGAGATTCAGGCTCAGACTTCTCAGCTTATTTTAACCTTAACGAATTGTTTTGAATCGTTAGAAATTAAAATAGGGCAAGAATCTGATGATATTCAGTCTGCTATTCAAGCGCAGACTAATGCTATTTTAGCCTATTTGGAAAATGCTTTTTCACAGTCTAATTCTGGTGCTATGTTGGATTCTATAGGTGATTTGGAAAATACATATGCTCCTGCTGGTGCGGTAGAAGATGAGGTAATGAGCAGCATTGATAATTATTTACCTGATATTGGCTATGATACTTTTTCAGTACCTGTAGGCGTCTTATCTGCTATGACTTGGACAGTAGGTAAATTTAATGTCATATGGGATGAGCTAGGGGCAGATCTACAGTTTTTAATAATGCTTCCTTTGATGATCGGTTTAGTTCTCTTGCTGATTGGCCGTGGTTCGATGTCCTATATTATGTCTGGTTTAATGCGTCATCGGAGAAAAGGTGATTCATAGTGTTAGCTTTTTTAGAAAACCTTGTTTCTTTTGTTGTTGGTTTAGTTGATTTTTTCATTAATATTATAAAGTCGTTAATTTATGCAATTACTCTTGTTCCGATCGGAATGACTTTTTCATCTAGCTTGGTTTTAATGCTTCCGGCTGTTATACAAGCATGTGTTTTAGCTGGTATTGCTTTAACTGTCCTATTTTTGATTTTGGGGAGGCATAGTTGATGGAGCAGATGTTAGGTTTTTTCATTGGGAAAATAAGTGATTTTTTGGGTATGCTTGCAGGTTTTCAAATTGTCTCCGGCATATCGTTTTTAAGTTTGGTTTTAGCTTTCTTGGTTTTTAATCTGTTGATTGTCAATTTTGTTCTCCGGGCAAAGTAAGGAAGTGTTTTGATGATGAAGAAGGTGATTTGTTTTGGTTTGGTTTTTGTCTGTCTGGCTACAGTGGGTTATGCTTATGGCAGCACACCCCCTTCTAATCCCCGTGTTTCTGGCGCTTGTTTTATCGATTGTCGTACTGTTGAGCTTGGCCGTGTTACGTTATATTTCCCCGTTACATACCAATACGACTGTTTAACCTATTCTTCTAGCGGTAATCTGTTCAACCTTACCAATTCTACTATCACAGGGTTCTATTATGATTCTTCTTCTGTGGGGGATAGCCAATTAGCCGTCCGGTTTACTTCTTTTAATGAGCCGGAATATAGGTATGCTTACGAAAATGGCAATTATATCTCTTATACCTATGATAACCTTACCATTACCGAGATTCTTAATACCAATATAGATATTGTAGAATCTTACGATGATCTTACTATTGTTCCCCGTC